CGGCGTCAGGGGGGCTGTGACCAGTCTTGCAGCTCAACGAGTAGCTTTTACCTCCAGCATTTCATGAGCACTCGGGTCCCCACCGGACCGTGTTGGTCCGGTGGGGTCCATGGCTAAACGGCGCATCTCGTAATGAGATCTATACATGTTTATAACCGCTTTGAATAGTGTGTGCGCTGCGAGAGCAGCGGAAAATTCGCAGCAGCAGCCAAGCTGCTACAAACCTAAAAGGGTGGAGAACGCCGTGTGGGGTTCCCACACGAGTTGCGGGTGGCCACCAACGGCACGCGCAACGCCCCCCCAACTGCTATGACCGGTGAAGTACGTCACCAAGTCTGGCAAAGGGATGAAATCAGCAGCCTGAGGAACGTAGGTAGCAAAGAAATTTTGCAACGTTCCCGGCGTGTTCTCCTCCCGGAGTTGGGCGGCCAAGAGGTCCTGAAACCGCTGGCTCGAGTCTGCTCTACCCGCAGGGCCGGCCAGCGACGACCCTTGCGGGCCCCGTCACTGAGTGAGCGCAAGTTGCGCTCCGTTGCGGGGCATAGAAAGGCCTTCACGACCCACCACCGACAAAGGGGGCTTCACTTGCTCGGCCTGCAAATGCGCGTCTGCCTCAGCAGCGCTCTTCACCTTCAAAGAACGGGCCATCCCGTGAAGAAGGGAACCCATCTGAAACCTCGCTGCGCGCTGAACCATCACGTTCACCTCGTAAGTGTTGTTGTGAAGGTTGGTGCTAGCGGCGAAATCGTCAATGAGGACGAAGAGCGTGCAATACCCAGGACGGCGGACGCACTCGGGGAAGCTCCGGTCCTCGCAAAACTCCATGGACCGTATAAAGTCCGCGGGGTAAGTGTTGGACTGGTGCATCTCACGAAGCTCGTGTCCACTGTGGACCTTGGTGCGAGGCGCATCACGGATCATATTGCAGACACTCAAATAAGCCTGGACAGTGGGAACGCCGGCTGGATTGTCTGCGTTCCCAGAGGGCGAGTCTGCGCCGAAAGAAACGCCACCGTTGTAACGAAGTGTTCGCACAACCCCTCCCACGCTCAGCGCTTCCGTGATGTTGCGAATGCGCAAAGAGCCTCGGAGAGGAATGCTTTCTATGCGGCGGGTGGGGAGGGTGTTAACAATATCCTTGTCACCGTCGTAGTGTGCCACGTATTCAGTACCGTTCGTCTGGGTAGGACCAAACTCAGAGAACTGGCTAACAACAATGTCTGTGGTGCGTACGTCCAAAGCCGCAGCGTCACCAGCGGCCCCGCCGGAAGACACAAGAGTGTGTATTCTGCCGACAATGGAATCACTCGAACCAGGATTGAACTCAATGAGCGTGGAATTGCCCGTGTGAGACGACGTGACCTCAATGCCACCTGAGGCGAGAGTGGTCCAAGTACCGGTGAGCGGAGCGGAACCCGCGACCGTGTCCGTGGAGTATCCACAAACAACGGTGGCGGGCCCAGTGGTCGCGCTAACTGTGGCACTCTCGGGCCTCTGAACATAGGCGTCGTAGTATCCGTGGCCGCGAGGAGCGAACTGCGTCGACTTCAGGGCGCCTGACGTAAACAGCTCCTGCTTCTTTTTGGGCGGACCCTTCGGAATTGACCGCAAGCCCGCACCCAGAAGTAGCTGGCCCAAAAGACCCGCCTGCTGCTTGTCCCGTGCGCTCTGTTGAGCGCGGGAAAGCTGCGCGGGAGGGGCCCGGCTGCCCTGCGGGGGATTCCCAGAGGGCGAGGATTTCAAGCGCCGTCCGCCGGGCGCCATTGATGGCAATGAGCAGCGACGCAGTTTCGCGGAAAAAGAAAATCTTGACTAAGTACAACCCCTGACGGGGGACGGAAAGGCTCAAGTGAAACTTTACGAGGGTACTTAAGTGAAACCCAACTACTTTCTTAGCAATTGGTGCCCCGGCCGCCCTAGCGGAGGGGTCTTAACTCCGCGTAGGACCTAGTCCCGCGCGCGCGCGGGACCTAATCCCAGCGCATGTCGGAGGCGTCAGGAAGACGCCACCCCATGCCGGAACAGATGGTCTGAAAGGCAGCGTCGGCGAGTGGAGTGTGGCGGAGCGCAAAGCGCATACCCGCCAACATGTCCTGGCTGGGAGGCGCGTTGGGCACACGGCGAAGGTCCATGTGGGCCACCATCTTTGGGAAATTCTCAAAGCTGGCGGTCCACACGCCGTCGACCTTCGTGAAAGTGTGTGAAGTGAACTCCACCGGCCCGTCAGGGCCGGATGAAGTCTCACTGCCGCGCTTAACGCGCTGCCCCAACTCCTCCAAGATGCGGGCGTCCACATCACCGGTGTGCAACTCATCGTCACCGGCCGCCATTTGGCTGGTCGCGCCGGCCATAGCCAACGTGAAGGACCGGATCGGAGAGTTCTGCGCCGACGTGGAGGGAACCCCGGAAGCGGTAAGTCCGAAGTTGTCGAATGACCAAATTTCTGATCCTACGACAATGGCGTGACAAGAGTTAACCGCTGCCTCGGCGTATAGCATGTCAGCAGAGATCGAGACATGGCGGTCCAAGGGGTAAACCAAAGGCAGGGAGCTGATCGCTCCACTGCCAATGCCGCAATCTTCGAAGCCGAGGTGAACATAGAGGGGGATGCGGGACACGCGCCGCTCCGTGTCAAAGTAGAGCGCGTCGCGACAGACGGAAAAATCCCAGCACTGAACATCTGAACCCTTAAGGTCCCTGCCCGCTGCGAGCTCGTCAATTGCCGCACCGAGGCGGCGGATACCGTCGTCATCGTGGCCGAGGCCCACGGCTTGCGCCGTGAGGTCGCCGGTAGAAAACGCATGGATATCCGCTTTATTTTGCCTACGGTGGAGGACGTCTTGACAAAGGCTGTCAATGATGCTGCAGATCCAAATCAGGCGCCAGCGCTCTGATTTGGTCTTGCTGGCACCATGAGCCTCATCCTTGACGAACGCCTCCTCAGGGTCACGAAGACCCAGGCGGAGCATGTCCTCGACAACGAGGAAGTGGATGTTGTCCCCTTCTGCAAGACGCAGAGCCAAGCGCGCCTGCACAAAATACATGGTCAGGTTCTTGTTGTTAGCCCAAACATTTTTGGGCCCTGGCAGGTAGCGGGAAGACCAGCCGGCTGACTTGGAGCCGTCCATGTCGTCCAAATATGTCTGGACTGACTTGTCCAAAGACCGGAAGGTGGGTGGCAGCGCCTCGGGGTAAAGGTCAAAGAAATCGTCAACCTTCCTGTCGATGTCTGGATCCTGGAGGAACCTCTCCCAGGTGCCCGGCGCCTGCACGATGCTGTGCGCGCGCAACGACGTGCGCACGGCGCCGTGCCCGGTGGGAGGCGCGACGAACCCTCCCGCATGGTCGAACAGGCTGCCGCCCTTCCAGGGGATTCCCCTAAGAAGGTCAGCGAACTCGGCCGACAAGGGTTTGGCGGCGCGCGTTTTACCGCGGGCGGCTTCGCAAGTGCCGACTTGCCGAGCGAAAGTTCTGCCCGTCGCGTCGGGGAACGTCTCTCCAGTAGAAGCAAACTGGAGATTTCCCGCCTCCAAGTAGCGGCGATATGAGGACATGGCGTCCATCTTGAGGAGCGTAGCAGCCCCGACGCCGCGAAGGCGGCTCAAGGAACGCCAACTGCCGTTGAGCATCCAGTCGTCCATCGACGCTTGAATGTCCGCGGTGACCTCACCGCAAGGAAGCGGGGGGCGCGCGTCAGCACGGGTGTTGGCCCAAAACCGCTTGCGGTCTCGGAAGGGCCGATCCGGAGATTGATTCTCCAAGGGCACCTGAGGAGTAGCCGACGGAGCCTCAGCCACAAAAGGCCGCTTGGCGGTAGCCTTTCCCCCCCGATGCTTCCTCTGAGCGTTCGCCAGCTTGTCCTTTGCGCTCTGCTGAGCGCGGGACGAGGCTGAAGAGACGCTCTCGGGAATCACTGGGGAAGGAGGAATGGCGGGGCCAAGCTGAAGGACCGGAGCGGTGGGCGCAAGAGCTGGAATGACAACCGGCGCGGCCGCGGAAGCTGCGAGTCTGATGGCCTTCCCATCTTCGCAAAGCTCAAACTGAGGGTTCTGGGAAAGAAAGTCCTCGAAAGGGTTCTCAGCCACAGGAAGAAGGCCCTGCGGGGGCGGAGTCAAATCGGCCCCTGCAGTAGGAACTGGAGCAGAAGGAGCCGCGGCGGCCGCCTGAAGGTCTGGAGCGGCGGCTGGAACGGCGACGGAAGGAGAAGCGGCCTCAGGCGCCGCCGTGTCAACGGAGGCCTCAGCGAGCGCGGTCCAAACCCGGCGAGTCTGCGCACCAACAGGGCCCTCAACGTCTTCAAGCCGCAGCGGCTCAATCCACTCAACGTTGCCAATCTTGTGAATGGCGATCATACCGAGCGTGCTCAAATGTGTGATACACCGAGACGTCCAGGCAACGCCAAGATTAAGCTTTGCGGAATCGCGCCGCAAAAGCCCGGACACGCACGCCGGAGGGCCGAGGGTGGAAACAGCCACCAACAGCCGGGCGTGGTACGCCAAGGCCGTGTCGTGAAGAACCTGAGCGTCAGGCTTGTTCGGTGACTCTTGGCGCACCTTGAGTGCGGCCCGCAAGTGAGACAAACGAGAAGCACGCTTGAGAGAGCCGGGCGAAAGGGACTCGTTAAACCAGCGAGGATCATCTTCGAGGTCCGACCAACGCTCGCGCTTAGCGCCACCTTTGTAGTCCTCGATGTTATCACCATAGCCGTATTTCCTGTCACCATCGTCCATGACGTGGTCAGCCCACTCTTCGAAAGCCTGGCGCTCCCAAGCGCTCAGTTGATCCTGAGACCACTGTTGGCGCTCAGCCTTGCCCTCGCGGCTCTGCTGCTCGTAAAACTCTCTGTCCGCCAAGGCGTCGGCCTTGTCGGCTTCGATCTCGGCAGCAAGCTCTAAGGCCTCCTCAATCTCAGCCTGACGTCGGGCGGTTTCGCGCGACTCAGTGAAAAAGGGGTTGTTGAGAGAAGGGGTGGCAGTTACAACCTGGCGCCACACACTGGTCCCTTCGGGACTGCCAAAACCAATCTTGTTAAACAAACGGCGGAGACCAGGCATGGACACGCCATGGTTCACGCCGGCGCCTGCACCAATGTGCAAGCCGTTGACCTTGACGGCGGAGCCGACCTTGACCAAAGTCGCAGTGCCGGAGAAGCACGGGACTGAGTTGGCATTGTAAGAAATTAGCCCACTCGCACGCTCCATGGCCTCGTCGCGAACCATTTGACCGCGAGTGATAAGCAGCTGCCCGTGTGGGCGACCAATCAACTCCACAGGGCCCTCGCCACAATGGCTGAGGTCTGACACGCGAAGAGATTTGGCGCCCAGGGCGGCCCAAACGGACTGAGGTAGTTTGTACGCGACGAGGTCGCGAAAAGTGCCATTGATAGATTCCTGGGTCATGCCTGGCTCAAGCAAATCGATGTACTCACCAAGGCGGGCCCTGGCAGTGGTCGACCCACAATGCAGAAACACATCCCTAACCCCAAAGCCGACCTTGCCCCGAGAAAAGAACAAGTGACGGGCTGTGACAAGCCAGTCGTTGACACGCATGCCATTGCCAGCGGTGACGAAACCATCGGTGCTGGCATCGGGCACGCCGATTTCGACAAGGAACCGCGGAGGTTTCAAGCATGGCACGGCCTGCACCGATGGATGAATGACGGACTCCTGTGGACCCTTGGGAACCTCAACAAACCGGTACTTGATGTCTCTCTCGCGCAACTCGCCGTCGTCGCCAGACGGGGTTAGTTCCCAGGGTACGATCTTGTAAACGTCCCCGTCGGCCGTGCGGAAGAACGGTTCGCCGAACGGCCCTTCTTGCAACCCCTTGGTTGCAGCCGGGGCCGCGAACTCCAACTCGACGCGGTGCCACCACCGGGCCAGATCAAAATAAAGCCTGCGGGAAGCCAAGCATACGCCTAGCGCCCCGCAACCGAGACCAGAGGCCTCGAGGGCCAAAACATGGGGCGCCAAGGCGGAAGTAACCACAGCGATGGAAGCCATCGCGAAGAGGAGAAGCCGAAACCAAACAGCAAACACTGCGAGCAGTGGAGAGAGAGGGTTACGGTCTGAAGCGCCACACCGAAATGTGGGCTCACTTCTTGAGTCGCGCAGCAACACG